TAGGTGATTCGGGGTCAAAGACCTTAATCTTGATGTCGGTCTTGCGGTAGCTACCCAGCTTGTACTTCTGTGCGAAGATATAGTCCTGAGCTACGTCTCCGTGCAGTCTGTTGCCCGTGAAAACAATTGCGGGGTGCATGGCGGTAACCTCGGTCTGTCCGAATCCCTTGTTGATAAGGTAATACATCTGCTGTTTGACCTCATTCAAGGTTTCCTGAACGTTGGAGATTCCGTCACCGATTGTGGCATATGTGCCTGTCTGTGCGGACGGAGTGGTGTTGATCTGAACCTCTACGCCATACATTACAAGGAAGCTACCAGTTGAAAGATTAGCCATTTTGTACCTCTATTTTACAGCGGAGTGTCTTCCGCCTTCTGTCTGTCATACCAGTCTACCACGATGGAAGAACCATAGAGATAGGTCTCGTCATTCTCCTGACCCAAGAAGTCGGGAGCGTTGACCGTCCTTATGGTTGCTATCTGCCATTCATCGGTAGACGGGTAAGCTATGCGTTTCGTCAACAGAACATGAACATCGGTCAGGTTCTGCAACGCAACGCCCTGCAATCTGTTTTTCGCATTGACAACCAATGTGGTTCGGTGGAGAGCCGTCCTTGGAAGATATTCAGCCGTAACACTTCCCGAACTCTGCTGGACGCAGATTCCGTCTACTGGTGGAAGCGAGCCGACAACGGGCGATAGCCCCAGCCCTTCTTCTATCAGATCGCACACGGCATCTATTATATCTTTCATCTCTGAATCTCCTGCTTCGCTAGATTAGTGAAGATGGTTACCCAATCCTTGCTATATCTGTCAACCGCAACCTGCACCCACATCAGTTCCGCATCGGGGTTCTTGTCCGTCGAGGGCGTACCCGTGAAATAGACCCTTTTTGCGTAAGGTGTATTCCAAACCAGCTCGCCTTTGGGTAGATTGGAATGTGCTATTGACGAATCTCTCAGCGTTCCTCTATCCATCCTGACGTGCTTGTTGGCATCGGCTAGAATCTGCGAAGAAAGCAGATTTCTCGCCTTATCCGACAAGCTATCGAACCGCTTGGCATACTTGTCCGCATTGTCGGTCAATGTCACCATACGCCCTCAATACAACATCACCTCTATATGATGCAGTCTGCCTTCATCGTCAGGCAGAAAATCAATGCTCCAAACCGTGTACTCATTACCCATGAATACAACCTTCATCTGTCCATTGGCTGTGTCGGAGGCTTTCTGCAAAGCTCCCCAGTCCAAGCTCGCTGGCGTTGAAATCTTAGGGTCATAGAACAGCACGGACTTGAGGTTTACATTCTTGTCCGTACTGCTCTTGATGATTTCATGCGTGGGCTGTATATGCACCTTCCCAAGCTCATATTCCACATAGGTAGGGCTTCCCCATCTGTCGGTTGCCGATACGGCTTTTAACGTCGCACTATGCGTCATAATCCGCTTCGGAATAGGTCTTAACATATCACCCCCACATTGCGGTTGAGAAGTCCCGTTCTCTCCAAGAACGATACAGCCCTCGGAGAATAGAACGCCTTGCTTCCTTCCGCACCGCTTGTCTGCGAAGAAGCTCCGACCGTGACTTTGCCGACCGTATAGCCTTCGCCCTCAGCCTTGAACCCGATTTCCGTCGAATACAGACCGAAATATTCAACCTGAGCGGAAATCGCTTTTCTGACAAGCTCCTGAACACCTTCGGACATTTCGCTGAAAACTTCCAATGCCCCACGGGTCAGCGTGTCGATCGCTTCTTCCGCCCTAAGTTCAAGGCGAGGGAAGTCCTCTGCGGACACCCCTACGCCCAAATATTCGTCCGTGAAATACTCATAGGTAACGAGCATCGTCAACCTCTATTATGCGTTGGGATCGACTGCCATAAGGTTGACCCAAATACCATCGACCTTGTTGTCGGGGATGATGATTCCGTGATAGATGCGGAATGCAACAAGCCAGCAATCTCCAGCCTGATTGGTGTCGGGGTCAATGACCTTCTCAACTCTCGGATAACCGACAGCGACACAAGCGTTGGAAGCGGTGATGATCCAGTTCACATCGTTGGCACCAGTTGCAGGAACAACTCCGCCAGCTTCCTGACCGCTTGTGGTTCCATCATAAGCCGTGAAGGCTGTCTTCATGTAGCTTGACGGAACGCCGATAAGGTACTGGTCGTTGATTGCATCCATCTTGAGGTTGACTGAGCGAATCTCGAAGTCTCTGACTGACAGATACTTGGTGATTTCGCTGGAAGCCATGATCTGAGCCTTGATGGTCTGTGCAACTGCGATGTAGAGCTGGACGTCCTCACCGATCTTGTCCTGAACCTTGGCGATATCTGCAAGCAGGGAAGCAAGCGGAGTGGAAAGGGAGGAACCTGCATAGGTCACGTTTCCAGCTGCGACAGCCTTGGCTGCAACAGTTGAAAGTCTGAGCTTATCAACCTCGGGGACAATGTGCTGACGCATGAACTCGCCCATGATGTTTCCGACTGTCAGAGCGAAGTTTGTCTCGCTGATAGCATATCGGGGGATGGAGAACCTTCTGCCTCTGTCCCACTGGAGGGTGAAGGGCTCATACGCGAATGTGTAATCACCATCGGGGATGGTGCATCCGCTGACATTCCCGAGACCCTGCAGGGTCAGCTTCGGGACATTGATTGTATGACCGCCCTGCCATACAATGCCGTTGCTGTTCTGCTCCATGTAGCTTGTTCTTGAGAGGATTGCGAACTTCTCATCGAGAACCTGATTGAAAATCTGTGCATAATTGATAGTATTTGGCATTTTTTACCTCTTGAAAGCGTCTGCGAACGCCTTCTTAATGATATCTTCCTCCGAACTCGGAGGTGTTTCATCTTTCGGACCGCCACCGCCACCGAGAGCAGGCTTGTTCTTCGGTGCGTTCTTGTCTTCCTTTTTTTCCTCTTCGAAAAATTCAGGAAATTCGTCCTTCACGGCTTTGATTCCGTCCTCAAAGGATTTGTCGGCAGGGAGTTTGCCCTTGACGAAATCACGATACTTTTCCTTGACCTTGGCACTTGTAAGCTGATTTCCCAGCATCAAGTCCTGATATTTCTTGTCAAGCTCCTTGTATTCGTCCGATTCCTTCACGGGTTTGTGGCTGGCGTCCCAACCGCTTTTCGCTTCCTCTAGTGCCTTTTTCGTGGCTTCTTCGGATTCGGTTTTCGTAATCATGCCCTCGATGGATCTACCATGCTCAGCCATAATCTTCTCGATTGCTTCATCCTCAAGCCCCAATTCCTTTAAATAACGTCTGTTGAAAGCCATTGTCTACTCCGTTTAACGCCCCACGGCGAGTTGCTTTGTTTAACGCTCCAAGCATCAGCGAGATTTGCGGTGTATCGTACCGCCTCCGACTGTTTTTATAGTAACAAAACGTTTAACGGAAATCAATATATGTTCGTTCTATCCCATCTTGGGGTTCTGCCCGTTTCGTCACAGAAGGCAGAATACTCCCTGCGTGCTTCCGTAACCTTTGCCCTTGCTTCCTGAGAATCCTCTTTCAGCCCTGCTTCGGAGAGCATTTCGGCTTCTCTTTTGTAGCCCCTTATCTCACGCTCGATCTGTCGCTGTTCCTGCGACTGAGCATAAGTCTTAGCATTCTTTTCCCGTTCTTCTTCCGTGTCTACGGTTCTTTCTCGGTTGAAGAATGAACCTTCCTCGATGTAGCGGAAGGAATGACCGCAGTTTATCCCGAACAGCCCATCAGGTTCGCCATAAGAAGTATTTGACAAAGGCTCAAATTCATATTCCCTGCCGTTTGCGTCCCTGATTGTTCCGTATCTTCCGCTCATTGAATAGCATTTGCCCTGATACGGAGCACATTTCGGTCTGGCTCCAGCGTGTGACGAAACGAGAATGACATCCAACCCATAATCCTTGCCCTGCTCTTCGACAACCTTTCTCGCTGTCTGTGAGGATGTTGTTCTCAAGTCCATCGAAACATAGGCTTCGGGCGACCATTGTCTTCCAGCTTTGTCTACATAGGCATTGATTCCAGCATCGCTCAACCTTCGCACCGTATCGCCTACGATTCGGGAGAACGAATCCTGCCCCGTAACTAGGTCTATCGTTGCTTCACTCAGAATGATGTTCCGCTCGTTATCAAGAACGGCAACCATCTTCCCGTATGCGTCAAGCGTTCCCGAAAGCATGGTTGTATTTACAATATTCAGATGGTTTACAGCCTGAGCTTGCATAGCCTTTATCGTCTGCAAAACTCCCTGCGTTTCCTTCGTATCCACGCCATCGACCGACAGGCTTTTCTTCGCAACATCCGAAAGCACCTTGGAAAGCATCTTCTGAGCTTTCTTCGAGGTTTTGGCAATCTCTGCGACTGCATCACGGGACAAGCCCCCCATGTTGGACAGCTTTTCTATCTTCCATTCAGTAACCTTGAATCCGCCCGTTGCATTCTTCAACCGCTTTACGATCATAGACAGCAACCTGTTCTCGCTCGCCATGTAGAGCTGTGTTATCGGGTATGAAACTGAATCCAAGAATTCTTTGCTTAACATTATTTAACCATGCTACTGACAAGAATTGTTATCGCAGGGGAAACGATGCTTATAACAGTTAAGACAGACATGAACACTTTCAGGGTTTTGTCCCTGCCTTCCGCACGGGCTTCTGTCTTGACAATGAAATCGTGGAACGTCTGCTCTTTCTGCTTCTGTTCCTCGTCGTCTTTCTCGATTCTTTTCAGTCTTGTTTCGTGGTCAACGTGTCCGATTTCCAGCTTGTGAACCCTCTCCGTCAATTCCATGCCTAGACCTCCAAGTTATTCCAGTCGATGTCCACAGCCCTTGCCGTTGCCATCAGCTTGCCCTCTTCCTGAATACGCTCCAGCTCTGCGTCCGCTTCCTCGGGTGTCATTTTCATGTACTTAATCATGTATGACTTCTTGGACAATACACCGTTCTGTACGTCCCTCAAACCTTGAGCCTTGTCTGCATCCTTGTCCTGAATGATTGAATCATCGAAGGAAACAACCTTGTGGTATCCGTTTTTCACGAGATCGAAAACGTTATATTCCTTTCCATCGAAGACGAACCGCACATCATAGGCACAAGATATATCTATGATTTCGTCAAGCAAATCGTAGATGCTCTGCTGTATCGGCTTCTGCATCAGCTTTACGGTGCGGTAGGTCTTTGAATTTTCGGAGATAACTTCTGTTGCCGTCTTGATGCCACGCCCCTTATCGAAGGACAGCGTGCCTTCGCTCAGACCGATTTGGAACGAGAGAATATCCAACAGGGCATTGATTGCCTTGATATGATCGTCAATGCGAAGCTCTACGGTGTTGTCCTGAATCTTCAACTGCTCCGATGAATCCGTATAGAACGCTTCGTAGACCGTATCCTCTGCGTCAAAGTAACGATGCTCGAATCCCTTGGCATCACGCACGGAACGGACGGCAGACGCAGGGACGATGATTCTCTTGCGTCCGAGAACCATTTCCATAGCAAGCGAATCAAAAGCGATATCCAACGCCTTTAAAGTATCCATGCAGTTGGCATAGATCGATATCCCGAGCGGTGAATTATCGTCGAGGTTGTTTGCCATGCAAGTTCTGAAATATGTGAACAAGCCCAGCTGTAAATTCGTGAACGGTACTGCATCCGCAAGCCCAGCCCACAATTCGGAATACGGGCTT